CCCAACGACATGCCGGCAGCGTAGATATCGCCGCCGTCCGTGATCTGGGCGCGGATGCTGTAGGTGGCCTTCAGTTGGCCATCCACGCCGACCAACGCGGAGCGGGTCTCCTGCACCCCGGCAGCCGCGCCGTTGGCGGTCGCCATCACCGTGTCCACTCGCGAGGACAGCGCACCGTCCTCGTCGGCGCGCTTGATTTCCTCGGCCGTGATCGCCGCCCGGGTTTCATCCAGGCCGTCGGTCAGGCCGTCGATCGTGCCGACCAGTTCCTTGGCCAATTCATCGCGGCTGATCTGGCCGTTCAGGTATTCCAGGATCTCGCTGGCCTGCCAGCTGGCCTCGCCCATCACGCCCTGCTCGCCCGGATACCAGGCGCCGATCTCGCCGTTGAGCGCAACGATGCGCCCCCAGAAGTAGAAGCGCTTGCCGGCCGACAGCCCCATCAAGGTGTGGGCGCTTTGCGGGAAGGCATAGTCGCCCAGCTTGATGGCGCTGGCGCGGTCGTTGGATGCGCTGTACCAGATCTCGGTGCGCTGCGCCGTGAAACGCCCTTCCGGAAAGGCCCAGCGCAGGTCGATGCCGAACACCAGCGATTTGGTGGCCAGCAACGCCAGCGCGGGCGGCGGCGCGATGTCGCCTTCCAGCTGCGTCTCGGTGGAATTGACCCAGACCGACGAGACGTCCGCCACGTTGATGGCGCGTAGGCGCGCAATGTAGCCGCCGGCGCGAATGTCCGGCAGTTCCAGCGTCAACGCGCCGGTGCGGCCGGCCTCGACCCAATCGGACCGGTCGCGCCGCCATTGCACCTGGTAGGCGACGGCCGACGGCGCCGCATCCCAGCTGATCACGCCGACGTGGCGCGCCATGCCCTGGTCGATCACCGAACGCGAGGCCAGGCGGATGTTCGTCGGCGCGGGCTGCACCGACGGCGGCACCACCGTGATGGGCTTGGGATCCAGGCGGGTGCCGAAGTCCACGTTGTCGAACTTGCCGGGTTCGTGCTGCACGGCCGCAATTTCGGCCACCAGGCCTTCCTTGCGCTTCACGCTGAGCACGCGGAAGGTCTGCGCCGACAGCACTTCGGATTCCAGCGTCCAGACGCACTCGGCCTCGGGCGCTTGCGAGAACGGCGTGGAGACGGTGATGTGCAGCACCGTGCCGGGCAGGCCCACCAGGTCGGCCGTCAACTCGGTGGAATCCACCGTGAAGACGGTGTTATCCGCCGTCAGGCCCGTGCCCACCGCCTTGGCGACCACGCGGGTTTCCGACAGGCCGTTGGGCAGGTTGACCGTCAGGCGGTCGCCCGGGCGCACGCCCAGCTCGGCATCCACCGTGATCTTGCTGGCGCTGCCTTCGTGGATGCGGCCGCCGATGCGACGGCCGGCCAGGTGCTGGTCGGCCACGCGGATGACGCTGCCCGGCCGCACCCGGCAGGCATCCAGGCCCACCGAAAACGTCACCGAACGGGTTTCCATGTTGGACGTCAGCAGCATCCACTTGCCGATGCGATGCGCTTGGCCGCGCGACGTGCAGCCAAAACCCGTCACCTCGATCTGCTGGATGCCATAGCGCGCGATGCCTTCGCGGTTCTCGACGTATTCGACCTTCTGGCGGCCCATTTCGGACATGTCGTTCCAGGACACCAGCGCCACGGTGTAGCGAGTGGTCAATGCGGACCCGACGTAGTTGAATTTGCCTTCGACCACGTTGGCCGACGAGAACGTGTAGACGGGATCGCCCGGCATGTCGGCCGACGCGAACACCGCGGCATTCGCCCAGTACGCCATGCCGCGAAAGATCGACGCAAAGTCCTGCACCACGCGGTAGGCATCCGCCGCCTGCTGTAGATAGACGTTGCAGGTGAAGCGCGGTTCCTTGCCGCCAAAGCCGTCGTCGACCATCTCGTCGCAATAGCGGCCGATCTGGTACAGGCCCCACTTGTCCAGCCAGCCGGCGGGCACGCGTGTGCCCAGGCCATAGCGGTCGTTGCTGATCAGGTCGTAGAACACCCAGGCCGGGTTGTTGGTCCAGGCCAGCTTGAAGGTGCCGTCCCATACGCCGTCGTAGCTGCGCAGGTCGGTGTGGTAGTTGGACGGCACCCGGATGATGCGGCCACGCACGTGGTAGGCGCGGGTCGGAATGCTCTGGAACTGCGACGCATCGATCTTGATGCCCACCACGGCCGACATCGGATAACGCAGCTTGGCATCGATGATCTCGGTCACCGTATCCACCATCGTACGGTCGGAGATGGTGTTGCTGTTGGCGTTGGGCGTGATGCGGCGCACGCGGATGTTCCAGCCCTGGCGTGCGCGCGGCAGGTCGATGCGATGCGAGCGGGTATAGCGCTGCGTGGTCTTGCCGTCGAACGCGGTGGACAGCACCACCTGGTAGCCGGCGCCGTCGGTGTTCACCTCGATCAGGTATTCCACCCGATAGCCGTTGATGTCGCCGTTCTTGGTGTCCGCCTGGCTCAGGCCTTCGACGGCCAGCGTGATGCGCAAGGCGGACGCCTGCAGATTGGTGAACAGGCGGTTCCACGGCTGGCCGGACTTCAGCTCGGCATTGATGCCAATGGTGCTTTCCGACGCGGGAAATCCGGGCAGCGGGTCCTGCCACTGCGTGCCCGTGCGAAAGTCGATGGAGGCACCGGTGAAGTTCAGCGAGCCGTCTTCGTTGGCCACGGGCGTGCCGTTCAGGTAGACGTCGCGCAAGGCGTTATCCAGCCCGTGCACGGGGCCGTAGATCTCGCCCTCGCCCAGCAGGTCGATGACCCGCGCATAGGCGGTGCTGTGCAGGCTGTCCGGCGATTCCACCGGGGCACGGCCGCCGCCGCCGCCCTTGCCCTTGTGGCCGATAAGGTCCTGGCTGTCGGCCGCCCGCTTGCCGCCAAAAGCAAAGGCGCCCGCGGGCGCCTTGTTCCTGATGCGATGTCGTTGTTTCATACGTGGTCTTCCGAATAAATGCCTGCGGAGATCGTGGCGCTGCCGACGAACATTTCCCCGTACAGCAGCGGCACGGGGTTACCCTGCGCCGTGGTGTTCACGGGGCCGTTGAAGTTGTAGGACGCGCCGTTTTCCGGGCCGTCCTTGGCGCTTAGCATGCGTTGCTGCGGCGACAGCATCTGGGCAACGCCGCCCAGCATCATCGACAGGCCCAGCGTCGCCGTGGCCTGCACCATGCCCCCAGCCTGGAAGGCCGCCGCCAAACCGCCGCTGTACCACGCCGCTGCCGCAATCAGCACGGCGCCCAGCACGGTCTGGAACAGACCGCCGTTCTTGGCACCTGCCATCACCGGCGCAATGCGGATGGCGTCGCCGCCCACCGGATACGCCAGCTCGTCTTCCGACAGGTTGCGCCGGCCGGCAAAGCAGGCAAAACGCACGCCTCGCGCGTCGCTATGCGCCAGCGCTTTCTCGAAACCGGGCAACAGCGCACACAGCGCCCGCACGGCCTCGGCCGGGCTGGCCACCGCCAGCCGGTGTTCGCGGCCAAAGCGCGTGCCCAGCCAGCCATACAGCCGCACCAACCGTAGTTTCTCGTTCATGCCATCCCCCCATGACGCAACACGATGCGCGTCGCCTCGCGCCAGAATCCGCCGTACACCACCCGTTCGGAGTCGCGTCCGTACAGGTGGTGCAGCATGGCATCCGGCAGCGGGAACAGGCCCGGCGCTTCGGCCAGCGGCTCGGCGCCGATGAAGACGCCCGCATGGTTGGCCCGATCGGACCGCACCTGCATGATCACCACGTCGCCGGGCGCCAGGGTTTCATCCGACGCCAGCGGCCGAAAGCCCGCTTCGGCGTAATGGTCCATGTACAGATCGCCCGCCCGGCCGGGTTCCCACCAGCCGTCTTCGCGCGCAAAGTCGCGCAGGCGAATGCCGCGTTCCCGCGCATACCAGTCGCGTACCAGCGAATAGCAGTCCAGCACGCCATGGGCGAACTGGCGGCCCAGCAGCGGCGCCTGAAAGCCTTCAGGCGTGAAGCCGCGGATTTCCCCGGCCCGGACCTTGCCGTCCAGGCCTTTGTCCACGGCCACGATGTACCACGGCAGGCCCGAGGCCTCGCAGGCCACCCGGTCGGCTTCGCTGGGCACCGCCGCCGCATCCGGATGCGAATGCACCACGGCCGCGATCTTGCCGGTCTCCTCGGCGGCCGCGTAGTCTTCGGCCGACATGACGAAATGTTCTTCGCTGGCGGCCGTATTGCGGCACGGCACATACCATTCGCGGCGGCCGGCCTTGACCACCAGCCCGCAGCATTCCTGCGGATACGTCGCCACGCCATGGTCGCGGATGGCCTGCATCGTGCTCTTGCGCATGCTTATCCCCTGACCAGGTCGGCGGACGGAAAGCCGCCGAAGTTGATGATTTCGTATTCGCCAAAGCGCTTCTTGCAATCCGACATCAGGCCCGAACAGCGGTCCAGCGTCGGATCGTTGACGGGCTTGCCGTCCAGGTCGAACATCCGGCTGCCGGTGTAGCCGCAATACGGGCCGCGATAACCGCCCTTACGCAACCACGAGCACACACCCGCAATGATCGGCCGGTCGGGCAGCTTCTGGCCGTTGAAGTCCAGCGCGCTGGACAGCGAGAATTCCACCACCTGGGCGGTTTCCGCGGTCTTTTGCTGCACGATCCACACCTCGGGCGGCAGCTCTTCCTGCGGGTCCGCCGTCGGGTTGCCTTCCGGGAAGTTGGCCGCATCCAGGTACTTGCCCAATGTGCGGCGCACCACCACCCGCGCACCCACCAGGTCGTCCAGGTGGATGCACAGCGCCGAGATCACCCCGGCCAGCGGGTTGCCCTTTTCGTCCTGGCCGATGTTGCCTACGCGCAGGGTGGGCGACGGCTGCTGGCCTTCGCCCACCTGCTCGAAGCCTTCGGCCTGGATCGCCCAGGGGTCGTACTGCTTGCCTTGCCAGTAGATCGGGCCCGTCTGCGCGTAGCCATGAAAGCGCTGCACGACGCCGCCGATCTCGCTGGCGTCCAGTTCGAACAGTTCGACCAGGGCGCCAGGTTCCAGCTTTTGTACATCTGCGTTGATAGTCATTTTTCAAATCTCCTTCCGCGTTGCGGAAATGGCCTGGCGCCTTACCAATAGAACTTGGCAAAGCCGCCCGCGCCGGCCCCGCCCGCGCCGCCGCCGGCCTGTGCCCCCGCCGGGGTCGTGCCACCGCCGCCGCCGGCGCCGTGGCCATAGGCGGGCATGCCCGCCATGAGTT